CTTTTTTTTGTACGCTACGCCCGCCGCGTCTAGGCGCCTTCGAAAGGAGGTGAAACTATGAGATTTAAGACAGCTTACGACCCTGTAAAAGAACATGATCATTGCGGTATTGAATTTACTATGCCGTCTTTAACCGTACAGGACGAGAAAGATGAGACTGATATCAATTACATCGTAAATAAGTATGCAGACGGTCAGAAAGGTATCATGACTCTTGACCTCGGCGATAGTTCGCAATACGCTTTTCTTCAATTCGGAGATGCAACGCTTCCCGGCGACTACAGTACAGCGCTTGAGCTTGTGTCCGGAGTTCGTGAAGAATTCTACAGTTTACCCGCTTACGTTCGAGCTAAATTTGGTCACGATCCTATGAATTTCATCAACCATTTGAATGATCCTGCAACGCTCGAATATCTCCAACAACAAGGTCTGTATGGTAGCAAATATACCTTTGATAAACCACAACAGTCCGTAAGTAGTGAACAAACACAAGAAAAAAATAACACTTTAGAACAAAATAATGAAGAAACACAAAAATAGGCGTCACCGAAGCCAGTTACTTACTTGATGTAACTGGCGTAGGTGACGCAAAAATAATCTAAAACCTAATAATAATTTGCTTTAGGTTAATTATTAGGTTTACACTTCGAAGAAGGTGAAATTTTGGCTCGAAAAAAAATAAGAGTTCGAGGACATCGCTTTAGCGATGCTCCTGCAATGTATATGAAAAGGTCTAAATTCGACCGTTCGCATGTTTATAAGACAACTTTTAATTCAGGTAAGCTCATACCTGTATTTGTTGACGAGGTTTTGCCTGGCGATACTACACGGATGTCTGTTAATTACTTCGCTCGTTTGGCTACTCCTGTTAAGCCTATCATGGATAATATTTATCTGGACTGGTTTTTCTTTTTTGTACCAAACCGCCTGGTTTGGGAACACTGGCAGAATTTCTGTTTTGAACAGGAAGACCCTGATGATAGCACTGATTATGTTATCCCTACTGTTACTGCTACTGGTAACTCTGAAAATGTCTATATAGGCTCTCTTTGGGACTATTTCGGTTTGCCCGTGAATACGTCTGGTAATTTATCTGGTATTAGTGCCCTTCCGTTTCGTGGTGTTTACCTTATTTGGAATGAATGGTTTAGAGATGAAAACCTCCAAAAATCCGTCAAGATCCAGAAAGGCGATGCTAACGAAGTTTTAAACTCTGCCCGATCCTCTGAGCAGCCTTCTTGGGTTTTCACGTCAGGTACCAGTATTTTTCCCGGCTTAGCCTGTCCGCCTCGTGGTAAGCGTCATGATTACTTTACTTCTGCTTTACCGTGGACACAGAAAGGACCTGGTGTTTCTATAGGTCTTGCTGGTACCGCTTCTATAGTTGACCCTTCCCCGCTTTCTGATTACTTCTTAACTTCTAGCTCTAATCAGCTTGCCGCTGTTGATGCTTATGGCGGTGATGCTTCGTCTTCTGGAGGTCGTAGGGTTACTTCAGGATCTGATACTATTACTTTTAACCGTGGTTCAGATTCTGATTGGTCAACTATCGGTGGTTTTGCTGGTAATACGTCTTATAAAGTTGATGTTCACGCTTATTCAGGTTCTAACCTGCTTACTAATGATTCTTATGTTGACCTTGATACGTCCAGTATGTTTACGATCAACAGTCTTCGTACTGCTTTCCAGATGCAGAAGTTCTATGAACGCCTTGCTCGTGGTGGTAGTCGGTATACAGAAGTTCTCCGCTCTTTCTTTGGCGTAGTTTCTCCGGATGCCCGTCTTCAGCGTCCGGAATTTCTCGGCTCCTTTACCAAAATGGTAAATGTCAATCCAATAGCGCAGACTTCCGCAACTAACGATACCTCCCCTCAAGGTAATCTCTCTGCTTATGGTGTTACTGCCGCTAAGTTTCATGGTTTTACTAAATCTTTCGTTGAGCATGGCTATATTTTGGGTTTTGTATGTGCTCGTGCCGATTTAACCTATCAGCAAGGTATTAACAAGATGTGGCTTCGCTCTACTGTTTATGATTTTTATTGGCCCACATTCGCTCATCTTGGCGAGCAGGCTATTGAACTTCGTGAGATCTACGCTCAAGGCTCTGAAGCTGATACTACTGTTTTTGGCTATCAGGAACGTTACGCTGAATATCGCTATAAACCTTCGCAGATTACAGGTAAGTTCCGTAGCTCTGTAGTTAATGGTTCTTTGGATAAGTGGCATTTGTCGCAGTTTTTCAAAAATGCGCCTACTCTTAACGAAGAATTTATCGTTGAAAAACCGCCTATTGAACGCATTATAGCTGTCACTAGTGAACCTGAATTTTTACTTGATATAGGATTCCGCTACACAACAGTTCGTCCTATGCCTATGTTTGGCACTCCCGGCCTTGTTGATCACTTCTAGAAGGAGTTGGTTTTATGTCATGGCTTTCTGATACTTTAGGTAGCGTAGCTGGTTCTGTTTTTGGATCTGCAGTTCAGAATCATTATAATTCCGCTAATGCCGCACAGGCTAACGCTTGGAATGTTGAAAATTATAAACATCGTTATCAATGGGCCGTAGAAGATATGCGCAAAGCTGGTCTTAATCCTATTCTTGCCGCAACTAATGGAATAGGCGGCTCTATATCTGGAGCTTCAGCCGCTTCTGTAGGTATGAGTGATATAGGTTCTACTATGAACTCTGCTAGAGCCGCTAGTGCCGCTGAAAGGCAGGCTAAGAATGCTGAGCATCTTTCAATATCTCAAATTGAAAAACTCGTCGCAGAAGCCGATTCTGTGCGTCAGAGCACCCATGGTATAGTTCTTCAGAATGGTATTCTTGCAAACGATTTGAATCTTCGTGAGCAGACTTATGAAAAGCGCCTTGGTTACGAACTTGAAAAGATGAATTTGGAGCTTGAAAACCTTCGGCTTCAGGGTTCTTACCTTAGCTCTGGTGTTTTGAACAATATTGCTTCTGCTAACCGTGCTAATTCTGCCGCCGCTTTTGATGATATTCAAACTGAAATGGCAGGCATGGAACGTGATTTTTATAAGAATCTCGGAAGTCTTACAGGTGCTCCTAGATCTGTTGTTAGTGGTGTTGGTTCTGCTGTCAAAAATGTTATAGGCTTCCTCGGAGGCCGTTATTTTGGAAGGAGATAAATATTATGTCTAATAAAACTACTATGATTCTGACTTTTATTGTTTCTGTTTTTGTTCCCTTTATTCAGGAAGTTGTAGATCTGATCGAAGCTCTGAAAGGTAAAGCTTCGATTAATACCGTGACTGCTAAAAAGGTTGCTTCGGACTTTCAAGCCGATGTTGAGCAACTTGTTGAGCCAGTTGCTAATAAGAATGATTCTAAAAAAACTAGCCGTTTTTTCGGTTCTTGGAGGGATGCTAAATGAGACGTCGTCGTTTATCTAAACGAGGTTCTCGCCGTCTTTTTCGGCACACCTCTAGATCTAGACTTAGAAATTTTAAAAGAGTAGGACGAGGTGGATTTAGGATTTGACATTCTGACTTAATCCTGATACAATCGGTACAGGTGATTAATATGGTTTGCTATAATCCTATTCTTATGTACCCAGTTGAAGGAGCGATTACGAAAAATGGAAAACAACATTATAGTTTTTACGGTAGCCTTGCCTCTCACCCTGAGCTTGCTAGCGATAGCCGTTTCATTCGTTGTTCTTGTAAACAATGCATCGGTTGTCGTCTCGAAAATAGTAGACAGTGGGCTGTCCGTGCTGTTCACGAGGCCCGTTCTTCGTCTTCTGCTTATTTCGTTACTTGCACTTTTGACGATTATCATTTGCCATGTGATAAAAGCTTGAGTAAGAAATTTCATCAGACGTTTATGAAGAATCTTCGTCGTGAGTATGGCAGTGGTATTCGCTTTCTTGGCTGTGGTGAATATGGTGAGCTTCATGGTCGCCCCCATTATCATTACATTTTGTTTAATATTGATTTTGATGACAAAATTTTTCGGTTCCGTACAGACGGTTATAATACTTATACTTCTTCTCGTTTTGCCAAAGTATGGAAATACGGTATGCATCTTATTGGTGAGTTTAGTTTTGATTCTGCTGCCTATGTCGCTCGCTATATAGTCAAAAAGCAGACTGGTAAAGATGCTCCTGCTCACTATAAAGGCCGCATTCCTGAATTCATGGTTGCGTCCAATCGCCCTGGTATAGGTGCTAAATGGCTCGAAGATCATGGTGAAGAATGTTATGCTAACGATTATGTTGTTATCAACGGTAAGAAGATGCGTCCTCCTCGTTATTACGACAAAAAATTTGATGAAACGCATCCTCACTGGATGGAGTTTATTCGAAATAACCGTATTGAGAAGATGCTTCATAACCTTGAGAATAATACTTTTGAGCGTTTGGTTGATCGTTGTCGTGTTCAGGAAGGTAAGTATAAGCATTTTCTTGGCAGGAAACTTGACAAGGTATTGTGATTGTGTTATCATTAAGTCGGAAATGAGGTGATGCTTATTAGTGAATTTGAAGCTGTTAAAAATTTTCTTCGTGAGCGTGATATTCCCTTTAACTTTCTCTTTCGTGGGAGTAAATATGCCGCTTACCGTCTTAAACCTGATGATTCTAGGGTTATTCGCCTTGATAATGACTATTTTGTTATATCGCCCATGCTTTATCTTATGATTCGTAGGTATTTAGTTGCATTAAGAAAAGGAGATGGTTCCGCTGAGACTTTATTCCATTTATGATTCCAAGGCTGAACAGTTCAGCCCTCCGCAGGTTTATCACAACGATATGCTTGCTCTGCGAGCTTTTGAAGGTATAGTTAACGATGATAAAATGCTTATTAAAAAGTATCCTGAAGATTTTTCTTTATACTATGTTGGCAATCTCGGTGACGGCGACGGTCGCTATTACGTTGAGAATTGTGACGAGTCCCGTATTCCTGTCATGGTTGGTCGCGCCATAGAATATGTGCAGCCCGTTGACAATAACTCTACTAAATGATAATCTAATAAAGAGCGTATCAGAAAAAGGACGATCTCATGGAGATCGTCTTTTTTTTGTACGCTACGCCCGCCGCGTCTAGGCGCCTTCGAAAGGAGGTGAAACTATGAGATTTAAGACAGCTTACGACCCTG